GTAGTGCTTGCTGCCAGGCCGACATCTGGATTCGGACTGGCAGCAAGCACTACGACCCGAGCGACTACCCCGAAACACGGGAGGGAAAGCGGCGCTCTGGGTTCATCAACGAGAACGACAACCGCTTCCCCCTGGCCAAGGCCAAGGTGTCGCTGGATGACGTACGGCCGATCTTTGAGGAGTGGGCCAGGCGTGCCGATGAAAGGCTGCTGGAAATCCTCGAACAGGAACTGAACTTTGAGCTGCAGAAGTATCTGCGAGGTGGCAAACGTGCCTGATGAACCTTTCAGCCTGGATCAGTTGTACATCGCGATAGAGCGACACATTCGTGATGCCATCCCTGGCTTGGCCTATGTCGCGGTCATGCCCGATTTGTTGGATCGTGTGGCGATCCCGGCGGTAGTGATTGAGTTGGTGGAGCTGGAGCCAGGTAGCGATCAGATGACCGGCGAAACGGCGCTGGACGCTCGCTTTGAGGCGCGAGTAATCGTGGGATCTGAACTGCCCCAGTGTCAGCAGCAAGCGGCCTTTGTCGCTTCGCAGATTGCGGTTCTGTTACGCATGCAGACCTGGGGCGTCGAAGTGGTCGCCGCCGAGTTTGTGCGGTCGGCCCAGGACTGGACGCGGCCTGAGCTGGATGGGTACGCGGTCTGGGTCGTGGAGTGGACCCAGGGCATATACCTCGGCAAAGAGGAATGGCCATGGCCGGATCAGCCGCCGGGCACGTTGGTGTTTAACCTGGGCGAGGGTGTCGGTGATGTCCGGCCGGAGGAGTTGTCGTGAGCTACGTCAGCGCACAACACGACCGTATGCTGGCCGGCCTGATCATCCCTTGCAGTGTGGTCGGCGTAGATCTAGCCGCCGGGGCGGTGCGGGTTTCCGACGGCGCAGGTTGGACCAGTGCCTGGGTCCGCTGGCACAGCCAGGCCGCCGGTAAGGCTCGGCACTGGCGGGCGCCGAGTCTGGGTGAGCAGGGGGCCTTGATCAGCCCCAGTGGCGAGCCAGCACAAGGCACCTTCGTCCCTGGTCTGTACGGCAACGCCGGTGCGCAGCCGGATAACCGTGACCACGTCGAGGTCTGGCGCTTCGACGATGGCGGCTCGCTGGTCTACGACTGGCAGGCCAAGAGCTACACCATCAGCCTGCCCGGTGGCACGGTGACCATTCAGGTCGGCGGCAGCTCGGCGGTGGTGACGGATAGCAGCATTACAGGTAAGGCCGACACCATCACGCTGACCGGGCAGATCACCTTGAATGGCGAAGTACAAATCAACGGCGCGAGCTTGAAGCACAACGGGGTGAATGTTGGATCGACCCATACCCACCTGGGAGTGCTGCCGGGCCCTGGGGCAACGGCGCCGCCGCAATGATTTCCCTGCAACTGTTACTCAACCCGAGCCGCTTAAAGCGGCTTTTTTGTACCTGGAGAAAAGCATGTCCACCCCCAAGAGACTCACCGACGAATCGGGCAGTGCTGGCCCTGCAGTGTTCCGCGACACCCTCTACACCTCCCGGGTGTTGATCCTGCCGGACGGCCGCCAGCTGGCTGTGGCCCAGGGGCGGGTAGCCGCTGACGCTGGGGATAGCGCCGCGCTGGAGTACCTGAGCAAGCACCCGGATTTGCAGCAGGAGTAACGCGATGATCGGAATGGATCGCCGCACCGGCCAGCCGCTGTCCGGCATCGAGCATGTGCGGCAGTCCATCGAGGACATTCTGACCACGCCGCTGGGCAGCCGCCGGATGCGGCCGGAGTACGGCAGCAACCTGCGCCGCTACGTCGACTTGCCGGTGACCGGCGGCTGGAAAAGCGCGGTCCAGGCCGAGGTGGCGCGGGCGCTGTTGCGCTGGGAGCCACGCTTGAAGCTGGAGCGGGTGCAGGTGGTGGCAGTGGTGGGCGGGCAGATCAGCTTTCAGTTGGTGGGTCAGTACCTGGGGAATAGCGCGATATTGGAGGTAACGGCATGAGCATGCTGGACTTGTCGGCACTGCCGGCGCCGCAGGTGCTGGAGCCCCTGGACTATGAAGAGCTGTACCAGCGCAAGTTGGCACTGTTTCGTCTGGCGATGGGTGAGAACTGGACCGCAGCGCTTGAGAGTGACCCGGTCGTCAAGCAATTGGAACTGGTGGCCTATGGCGACATGCAGATGCGCGCCCGGATCAACGACGCGGCCAAGGCGCTGCTGCTGGCTCATGCTCAGGGCTCGGATCTGGATCAACTGGCCGCCAACGTCAACCTGCGGCGCCTGCTGATTCAGGCGGGAGATCCCCAGGCTGTGCCACCAGTCGAGGAGGTCAAGGAGTCGGATGACGCTTTGCGCGAGCGCGTCCAGCTGGCCTATGAGGGGCTGACCACTGCCGGCCCACGCAACAGCTATATCCTGCATGCGCGCAACGCCTCGGCGTTGGTGGCGGATGCATCAGCAGAAAGCCCGGCCCCTGCCTGCGTGACGGTGTCGGTACTGAGCCTGGAGGGCGATGGCACCGCCGGGCCGGAGCTGCTCGCGGCTGTTGCCAAGGCCGTTAACGATGATGATGTGCGGCCGGTGGCGGATCGGGTCACGGTGCAGAGTGCCCAGGTGCTGTGCTACCGCGTGGATGCCGTGTTGCACATGAAGGGCCCGGGCCCGGAAAGCGATGCCGCGCTGGCGGAGGCAGAACGTAGGTTCAAAGCCTGGATGAACCCGCGCAAGCGATTGGGCGTCGAGGTCGCCCGTTCGGCTATCGATGCGCAATTGCATGTCGCAGGTGTGGCCCGGGTGGAATTGCTGGGTTGGCAGGACCTAGCCCCGACCCAAGCCCAAGCGGCGTATTGCACGGGCTACAGCATTAAGCTGGGGACCTGACATGCCGAGCCTACTCCCCATCAACAGCACGGCACTGGAGCGCGGCCTGGAGGCGGTCAACACCCAGGACACGGCCAGTATCCTGCGCACGCTGTACAACCCCGACACCTGTCCGGCGCACCTGCTCTCGCAGTTGGCGTGGGCCTGGTCGGTGGATCGTTGGGACCTGAGCTGGTCCGAGACGGTTAAGCGCAGCGCCATTCGGGCATCGTTCTTCATCCATGCCCGCAAAGGCACCATCGGTGCGCTGCGGCGGGTGGTGGAACCGCTGGGCTACTTGATCGAGATTATCGAGTGGTTCAACACCGTGCCTCAAGGCGTACCCGGAACCTTTGCCTTAAAGGTTGGTGTCCTCGATACCGGCATCACCGAAGAGATGTATCAGGAGCTGGAACGCCTGATCGACGACGCCAAACCGGTCACCCGGCACCTGACCGGCCTGGCGATCAGCCTTGAAACCAAGGGCGCACTGAACATCGGCGTGGCTCTGAACCTCGGCGACGAAATCGACGTGTATCCGCCTGTGCTGCGCGACATCGTCACAACCGGCGTCCTCAGCAACACCGGCCGCGAAGACTCAACCGACAGCGTCGACGTGTACCCGCCCGTCTCGGGCGCTATTGCCCTTACCTGCTACATCGGCGCCCCTGGGCGTGAACACTCAATCGACACATTGGACACATACCCATGATCGACCCGAACAGTCAGTTTTTCGCAATTCTCACTGCGGCGGGTGAGGCCAAACAGGCCAACGCCGATGCCTTGGGCATACCCTGGAAACTAACCGAGATGGGCGTCGGCGATGCCAACGGCACCGACCCTATTCCAGACCGGGCGCAAACTCGGCTGATTAACGAGCGCCGACGCCGGCCGCTGAACAAGCTGTCGGTCGACCCGGCCAACCCGAACATTATTGTCGCCGAACAGATCATCCCGGCCGACGAGGGTGGCTGGTGGATTCGTGAGATTGGTTTGTATGACGCGGATGGCGCCTTGGTTGCGGTGGCGAACTGCGCACCGAGTTACAAACCGCTGATGTCCCAGGGCTCCGGCCGGACCCAAGTCGTGCGCATGAACTTCATCGTCTCTAGCGCGGCCAGTGTGGTATTGAAAATCGACCCGGCCGTGGTGCTGGCGACCCGGCAATATGTCGATGACTCGATTGCCGACGTGGTTAACCGGCAGGACACAAAGGCGTCTGTATTGGTGGCGACCACGGGGCCGATTCAGCTGGCGGGGACCCCGACGATTGACGGGGTTCCGGTGCCTTTGGGTTCACGGGTGCTGGTGAAGGACCAGGCTCAGGCCAAGGACAACGGGATCTACCTCACGGCAGAAATCTGGAAGCGGGCCGCCGATGCAGACACCAGCGCAAAGGTTACTCCAGGCCTGTTGGTCGCTGTCGAGCAAGGCGCCGTCAGTGCCGATACCCTGTGGCTGCTGGCTACGGATGGGCCGATTGTTCTCGGCACCACGTCGCTGGCGTTCAAGAGCGTGACCCAGAGCCTGGCACCGATCAATTCGCCGGCGTTGACCGGAATTCCGACTGCTCCTACTGCTGCACAGTTCGACACCAGTAAGGCTTTGGCCACGACGGAGTTTGTGCAGCGAGCAATCGGTGGATTCGGTCGGGCTTTCAGCTACGGCTCAGCTGGGCAGGTGATCCAGCCGTCGCAAGTCAATGCTCATATCAATGTGTTCGGTGCCTGCAACAGTTTGACCTGTTGCAGGCACCGAACACATTGATATGAGCATTGACTTGCGA